GATGTAAAGCTCTTGCGGCTCCTGTAAGTTTAGACTCACCTAACTGTGACCAACCACCTATCTTTTCAGGTGTACCATATCTAAAACGTACATTATCCCCATCAACCCATTGTCCTTCAGCTGTGGTTTCTGTAATTTGTTTGTTGAATCCTGGTTGAAATCCTATTTTCTGTAACATATAACCTCATTATATATTAAAAAGCCCAGCTTACAAACGAGTATCGGGTGCCTTTTGTTGTTTCCTTTACTTCATGTGGATACATAAAGTTAGATGGAAATAGTAGTATATCACCTGTTTTTAACTTAATTTTCTCTCCTCTGCAATAAAATTCAGAGCCCTCATAGTCTTCATTTAGATTAGCTACAATTGAAACTAATGGAACTCCTTTCATTTCACCATCAAATATACTATGAATATGATCATAGTGTTCTCTCATCATGGTGCCAACTTGATACCTATTAAATCTTATTGGACTAAACTTACTGAGCCATGGTCCTTGAGTCTTGTCTCCTGGCACACTATGTTTTTCTTGATACTCACCTAATGCTTTAACTAAGTATGGTGTTATCTTTGCTTGTTGTTCTTTAGTACAATTCATGACATCTAATTCTTTTGTAGGCTCAGATGATGTGGTGCCTGATGCATAATTATTCCAAGTATGTTTTTTCCATATACCTTTGTTACACTCATCTATTAGTTCTTCACACAGTTCTGTTGGTATGTGGTTTTTTACGTATATATAACTTTTAATTGTGCTCATTCATTAACCTCCTAATATCTAAATGAGTTAGTGATTGTTCTGATCCAATAGCGTCAATACTAAAAGTATTGAATGATACACTTATTCTATCTTCATCACCTTGATTAATTGGCACGCTATGTTTTAGTGAAGATGGAAATAATATTAATTCACCTGATTTACAAGGCAACATAAAAGATTCTGAATTTACATGATTGTATTTTATAGGGTCTAATTTCATGCCATCTTGATTTGTTTTTGAAAAAGATATAGGTGGTAGCTTTTCGTTTATTTGAAAATACATTACACCAGATATAATACTGTTTGGATGCACATGTTCATGATGCTTAGAACCTTTTGGATTTCTATTAGCCCAACACTGAGTAATTACTAATCTTTGTTTTGAGTTTAAAACATTTTTGGTAAACTTATCAACGGACTCACCTAAAAAGTTTTTTATGTTTTTTAATTCTTCTTTACGTAACAAGTACGAATCATCTGATCTATAATTACCATTTTGTTGTTGTTCACGATAACTAATAGTTTTTAAATATTCTAATTCTTTATCAATAGATTCTTCGTAAGGTACAATTAATAAAGGTGTTGGAAACAACTGTAATAATTCTTCTTTCATGCAGAATGTATACTATATTTTAAGCGCTTTGTAAACCACTGTTAGCATCACAAGTTCCTGATAAATATTGACAAGCTTCAACCAAGTCTCCAAAATCAGATGAATTACCTGTATTAGCAATTGTTATAAATTCAATTTGTGCAGTGTCTCCACCTGGAACTTCACCACCTGCGTATACACCTCTTATATTATTTGAGATACCTGCACCTGCTGCCCTTGCTTGCGCTAGATCACCAAAATCTGTAGCGTTCCCTGTTGATGCAATAGTTACATAGTCCATAACATCTGTTCTTGTTGATCCAACTCCTGGTGCATATCCAGCTATCCAAACACCTCTAGTTGTAGATGACACAGGGGCTGGTTGATATCTAGCAACAGTTAGATCGCCAAAATCTGTTGCGTTTCCTGTTGAAGCTGTTGTTATATAATCTATTACATTTGAATCACCACCAGCATATCCTCCTCCTGAAACAGTTCTTGTTGGACTTGAAAAAGTTCCAGAGGCCTCTCTTGCTACTGTTAAATTACCAAAGTCTGTAGCATTACCAGCTGTTGCTATAGTTATATAATCTATTACATCAGTAACAGAAGGTGTATTACCGCCATGAAAAGTTCCCCTAGATCCATTAGTTCCACCGTTAAGAAAAGATCTTCTTGCAACTGTTAAATCTCCAAAATCTGCTGCATTACCAAGAGACTGCATTTCATAACAATCAATTGTATTTACAATAGTGCTTGGACTTTCTCCACCTGCAACACATGATCTAGTTAAACTATTTGTTGCAGCCACTAATTGCCTTGCAACACTTAAATCTCCAAAGTCTAAAGCATTACCTAATGTTGGAACAAAAATCATTTGTATTCTATCAATAGAACCACCCGAACCTCCAGAGTTTGATCCTGGATTTATAAACCCTCTCCCTGATCCAGGCATATAGGTTACTGATGATCTTGGTGCAAAACCTAATTGTAAACCACCGTGTCCTTGTGCAGCAACACAATAAGTATCTTGTCTACCTACAGTTAAATCTCCAAAGTCAGTAGAGTTTCCTGAAGCTGTCATCGATATAGATTCTAATCTATTTGAAGCAGCACCTAATGGAGATGCGGCTTCACCCATTTGAAATATTCCTCTTGTATGACTAGCACTTCCTGCACCTTGTGCACCTTTAACAGGAAGATCACCCCATACTAAAGAGTTTCCTAAAGTTGAAAAAGTAAAGTAATTAATACCAGTTGCTCCTGGTTGTCCTCCCGCACAATAAAGTCTTATTGGACTATTTGAAGCTAACGGTGCAAAACCAGCAGCCAAATCACCAAAGTCTATTGCATTACCAGTTGTTGCCATTGTAATATAATCGGTGTTGCTAACTGTTCCTCCATTATAACCTCCAGCAAAAATACCTCTTGTTCCATTTGAACCAGCAGCTGAATTTGCTCTACCTTGAGTTAAATCTCCAAAGTCAGCCATATTACCTAGAGTTGGTAAATTTACGTATTCTATTCTATTAATATTCCATCCAGGTGAAAAAGTAGGAACTGAATATCCACCAACATAACAGGCTCTAGTTTCATTAGATGCAGAAGCATCGGCACCATAACTATCAATCATGTCTCCAAAATCTGCTGCATTACCTTTTGTTGCCATGGTTACGTAATCTATAGGGGTTTGACCTACTCTACTGTGTATTGCTCTTGTATGATTAGACGCTTGAGTACCAGCTCCAGCAGTTGCTAAATCTCCAAAGTCAACTGCATTACCTGTATGGTTTAAATCTATAAAATCAATTACACTTGATGCAGATGGAGCCGAACCTCCCATAAATAATCCTCTACTTCCTAAAGACCAAGTGTTAGCTCTTATCTGTTTATAAGCTTCTCGTGTATCCCAAATTTTTCCTGAATTAGACATTATTGTAATCCTCCATGACCGTTAGAATTTCCACACTGACCATAACCACCAGCATTACTTGAATTTATCATATCTCCAAAGTCTTGTGAATTACCTGTAGATGCAAATGTAATCGAATCTATTACAACATTAGTTGAAGGAGCTAAACCACCTCCAAATATACCTATTGTACTATTAGAACCATTAAGTGTCATATTAGATTTTGCAACTGTTAAATCTCCAAAGTCTGTTGTATTACCTGCTGAAGCGATAGTTACATATTGTATTACATTAATTAAACTTGGTGTACCTCCACCTGCAACAACTCCTCTAGTAGAACTAGAAGTACCAGCAGTTCCAGTAGTAGTGGATATTAAATTACCAAAGTCTGTAGCGTTACCTGCTGAAGCGATGGTTACATAATCCATAACATCTGATTGACCACTAGGTAATCCTCCGCCAGCCCATACTCCTCTTGTAGGAGATGAAAAACCACAAAATTGATTTCTAGCCACTGTTAAATCTCCAAAGTCTGTAGCGTTTCCGTTTGCCGCAATAGTTACATAACCTATGTTATTTAAATATCCACCAGCATATCCCCCACCGTAAACACCTCTTGTTTGATTTCCAAGTCCAGCTGGATAGTTTGTAACTGTAACTAAATCACCAAAGTCAGTAGAATTACCTAAACTTTTTACTATAATTTGATCAATTGTATTTAAATTTGTACTACCTCCATCAGGTGATCCTCCCAAAAAAAGTCCTTTAATTGTTCCACCTATTGCACCAGTTGCATATTTTGAAGCAGACATATCACCAAAATCAAATGTATTACCTGTAGTTGTAAGATCAACTGCTTCAATAGTATTTGTTAAACTTGGATAAGAACCTCCTGTAAAAGCTCTAGTTGCTGTTCCTTGTGGAACAGTAACAGAATTACCCATACCGCTATGATTTGTACAATAAAAAAATAATCTATAAGGTGTAGAAGTTGTAACTTCTATTTTTGTAAATGCTGTTGCTGAACCTGGTGTGCCAGATGTTGTAACCCCTGTTGTATATTCTGATGAGTTTGCTGCATCAACTTGTGTTGCAAATCTTAATGGGTGTCCACTATTAGAACTATCGTCTTGATTAAATTCGTATGTGCATCCTGGAAATAAAGTTACATATGTTTGAAGTATACCATCCATATAATATTTGTTTCCTGAACCAGGATTAACTACTGTTACAGTATATTTAAATGTTGTTGCTCTAGCCACCTGTTAACCCTCCATGTCCATTTGATCCACCAAAGTGCCTTGAAATTGTTTTTATTAAATCTCCATAATCAGATGCATTACCTGTAGATGCAATAGTTATTTTATCTATTACGTTTGAAAGTGATGGAGTTTCCCCTCCAGCAAATATACCTTTTGTAGAATTACTAGCTCCACCCATTAAACTTCTTGATACTGTCAAATCTCCAAAGTCCGTAGCATTACCTGTTGTAGCCATAGTTATATAATCCATCACATTTGATTCTGCAGCAGAAGGTGCAGTTGTTCCTCCACCTGCAACTAATCTTGTTGAACTACCTACACATGAAGACATTTCCCCTCTTGCAACTGTAGCATCTCCAAAATCTGTTGCGTTACCGGTTGTAGAAATTGTAACATAGTCAATAACATTTGACACGTCTGCACTTTGTGATGGTCCATTAAATCCACACATATTGATTCCTCTAACATTACTAGCACCGCCTCCTGAATACCATTTATTTTCTGTTAAATTTCCAAAATCTGCTGCATTACCAAGAGAAGAAATAGTAACGTAATCAATAACATTAGAAATTCCTGAAGGACCAAACCCACCTTGAAATAAACCTCTCGTGTTGTTAGCACATCCTGCTATAGCACCGTGAGACACATTTAAATTTCCAAAGTCTGCTGCGTTACCTTTTGTTGCAAATTCAATGTATACAATATCATTGTTATAACCAGGTGTTCCACCACCAGCCATCACATTTCTTGTTTTATTAGAAGCAACTCCAGGACCAGGTCCGTTTGTAACTATTAGATCACCAAAATCTTGTTCATTGCCATCTACAGAAATTGTTCTAAACCCAATATAATTATCTGCTCCTGGACTTTCACCTCCAGCAAATACTGCTCTATCCCCACCATTTTCTTGAAAAGGTATTGGTCTTGTTCCTTGATACCCGTCGTTTAGTCCGCCGTGCGCTGCTGAGTTTGAAGCTTGCGAATTTACCGCTGAAAGTAAATCGCCAAAATCAACACTATTACCACCTGTTGCTATTGTAAAATTTTGAATTATATTTTGTGCAGGATTTCCCCCACCTACAAAACCAACAACACTATTTGATGTAGCACTACCTTCTTTATTGTTAGAGTTAAGTAGATCACCATAATCTGTTGCATTACCTTGTGATGCAATTGTTATAAATTGTATATCGCTTAAAGCTGAAGGAGTTATACCACCCATAAAAACTCCTCTTGTAGAACTTGAACAACCAAACGCTGCTCTTCTTGCAGAAGTTAAATCACCAAAGTCTGTTGCATTACCAGTTGTTGCAATAGTTACAAAGTCAATAATGTCTGATACTGAAGGTGTAAATGCTCCTGCAAAACAAACTCTTGTTGGTGATGTTGCACCAGCTACAAAACTTCCTGATACTGTTCTGTCTCCAAAATCAATTGCATTACCAGTACTTGTGGGTGTTATATATTGAAGTTGATTAGTATCTGACGTTCCCTCTGTAAAAACACCTCTTGTAGCATTACCACCAAAACCTGTTGCTCTTTGACTACCACCATCTCCAAAATCTGCTGCATTACCATCTGTTGCAAAAGTAACATAGTCCATTGTATTTGATGAGTTAGGACTGGCAGCCATACCCCCACCTATAAATATACATCTAGTAAAGTTTGCTACTGCACCAAGTTCTCCTCTGGCCACACTTAAATCTCCAAATACAGTTGCATTACCAGAAGTGCTCATATTAAATTTTTCTATTACAGCACTGTAACCTGGAGTATAACCTCCACCAAATAATGCATTTGAATTTGCATTTGGCCAATACCCACCCATAACCGCGTCATATACATCACGCAAGTTCCAAACTCCCGAAGAGTTATCGAGTTGAGGGTAGTTAGCCATTTAACTACCTAATCTATTTTCTTAGACCAAATATAACTAGCAGCTTGTGCTTGATCAAAAGGTATAGTTGCATTTGGATCATCAGAACTAGGATCATCTTGAGTCCAAGTTGATGTGTATGTATCTAAATACGTTTCTACATCTGCTTGACTTGCAAGTTCACCTTCTCCTGTTTCAGTTGAACCATCTACAGTTGCTCCAATCATAACTTCAGTTGGATCTGGATAGTAACCACCGTCTCCAATCCAAGTTGGGATTGTACCGTTGTCTAGTTGATATTTAACAATTTTATTTGCCATTTGGTTTCTCCTTATTATCTAAAAGTTTAGTGTTAAGCGACTCTTCATCGTACAGTTTAAATCCTCTTCGTTCAGCAAACTTTTCTGCTTCACCTGAAAATTTATCTGCGCATGCTTCTAACCATTGCATAGTCATTTCATGGGTAGGCGCTTTACCTTCCTTCATTAACTTATTTTCCATTTCCAAATAAGCATAAATTTCAGCTTGTGCCTGTGCACTGTTTATACCCATATCGAAGAGATAAATCAAGTTTCCTTCATCGATCACTCCACCTCGGGCACGAGCAGCGTTTAGAGCTTGTTTAAGACAAGTCATGACATGATATCTTGACTCTTCTTTTTCGTACTCTTCTTCAGTGATATCATTTTTACCTAACTTCTTCAAGATACTCTTGTATTGATTAGTAAAGAAATTCATCTTTCTAATAGCACCAGATACTGAATTCTGTATGTTATTCATATTTACTTTAACCTCTAGAATCTCAGTTTCTAGTAGTTCTCTCTCAAGATCATCAGCATAATCTCCATCAGCCATTTTCTTTTCTTTTTGACGAAGCTCTATATCCTTCTTCATCATTTTAAGCTGTGCTTCTTCTAGAGCCATTCTAGTTTTATCTAGTTCAGCTAGTGTATGCTTAACTGATCTAATAGGGGTAATTGCTGTTACATCTAACATGACTCCCATAAACTGTGAGTGTGATTTATAAAAGTTAGAACTTGATTGTTTGATTGCTGGTAGGCTTGTATTAATGTTGGTTAACATTTGTTTATACTCTTTTTTAACCAGTGGTGAGTTTGATAGTTTTTGTATAACTAGGTCTTTAGATGACATATTTTTCTCCTTTATAAGTTTGCATGTATATGATCATGTTGTGGGTTTTATACTATAGAATCTTACGAAAGTCCACCATGGCCGTTTGATGACCCACCTCTATTTCCAGCAGCTACCATTGCATCACCATAATCTATTGCATTACCAGTTGAAGCTATTGTCACATAATCTATTGTGTTTACATAAGGACCTGTATAACCACTAAAAAATACTGCTCTCACACTATTTGAGTTTCCATTTAAACCACTTCTAGCAACTGTTAAATCTCCAAAGTCTGTTGCGTTACCTGTTGATCCAATTGTTACATAATCTAAAACATTTGATTGAGAGCCTGGAACATCACCACCTGCAAATATAGCTCTAGTGCTTGAACCCGTGTTTCCACCTGCTGGCCATCTTGCAACTGTAAGATCTCCGAAGTCTGTACCATTTCCTGTTGACCCAATTGTAAAATATTCAATTGTATTAAGATAACCATTTGGATTATCTCTACCTCCAGCATAAACAGCTCTTGTTGAACTAGACACTGCACACTGATCAGAAAGGTTAGCACTCGAGTCTCCAAAGTCTGTTCCATTACCAATGGTTGCAATTGTAAAATAATCTATATTATTAATTCTTCCAGGAGTTCCTGGATAACCACCACCTACAAGACCTCTTGTTGCATTTGATGTCCCAGCATCACCTCTTCTATAAGTTGCTAAATCACCAAAATCAGCAGAGTTTCCTTTAGTTGAAAATTCTAAATAATCTACATCAGAAAGATTACTTGGTGCAGAACCATTTATATTTATATTTCTTGTAGTGGATGCTAAACCTCCAATATTTTGTCTGCCATAAGTTAAACTACCAAAATCTGTTCCATTACCTGTTGTACTAATTTGAAGAAATTCATTTGATGTTTCATAACTTGAACCATTCCAACCACCTGCATTAATACCAATATCTCCAACTCCACTACCTCTTGGTACAACTGTACCTGTTGGTGAATAAAGTTCCGGGGCTCTTGGTTCAAATTCTTGTAGACCGCCATGACCATTAGAACAACAGTACCCATTATTTCTAGCTACAGTTAGATCTCCAAAATCTGTTGCATTAGCTCTTGTTGCAATTGAAAACATTTGTATATTATTATATTTAACAGAATCATTAGGAGTTGCTGAACCACCCATTACTATACCTCTAATAGAATTACCAGTTGCTCCTTGATAAGCAACATCTACAATTAGATCTCCAAAATCTGTTGCATTTCCCAAAGATCCAAACTCAACATAATCAACCGTAGCTGCGGGTTGTCCTCCTGCAAAAACACATCTTGTTGGACTGGCAAAAGCTTGAGGTGATAATCTACCAACTGTTAAATCTCCAAAATCAACAGCATTACCTGCTGTTGATATTTCTACAAAGTCTATAACATCAGTTGTCGGTGATCCTCCTGCCATTAAAAATCTAGTAGTGTTAGCTGCGCCTCCAACAGTGTTTACCGATACAGTTCTATCACCAAAATCTGTTGCATTACCCAATGTTGTATTAGTTACAATATCTATATTATTAACATTACCAGATTCATAACCACCACCACAAATTGTTTTTATATTATTTCCACCACCTGCTCTTGCTCTAGCGCTTATAGTCATGTCTCCATAATTTGCCATGTTACCACCAGAAGCAAAATTAACAGCTTGAATTTCATTGTGATTTGCTCCAGACCAGTATCCATTACAATAGATAGCTCTTACAAAAGAACCGTTTGCTGCAGCATTAGTTGTTGCTCCTAATAAATCTCCAAAATCTGTTCCATTACCTGTTGTATTTATTTGAACGGTATCAATTGTAGCTACAGTAGAAGGTGTATCTCCTCCTGCGTACAAAGCAGTGTTTTGATTTGAGGTTTGAGGATAAGTCCCCTGGTTTTTTATATTTTTTGTGATTTGATTTATCTTCCAGATCCCTCTGGCTTGATCTCGTCTAGGATATGAATTGCTCATAGGTTATTCTCCTATGCGTCATCCATTAACTCGTAAGATATAGTAACTTCTAATGTTGAAGCAGCAGAAGCTCCACCTCTAATTAAATCAGTTTCCATTAAATAGAAAGATGCATTTTTATCAATTACATCAACTGAAGAATTAGCAGGCACAGTTAATTCATTACAAAGTTTTTTATGTGTTCCACCTACTTCTGAATCAATTGTAGTTGTTGCATCACTGTCAGTTACATTTGTAACTCTTATTAAATTAATTTTACAAACTTTATTAGTTGCTGCTGTAACTAAAGTTGTAGTTAAAGTTGTACCTAAATCCGCTACATACGTAGTACCTAAAATACTTGTGACGTCTACTATATTTGGTTGTGCCATTTTTTATTCTCCTGTTAACCTTTTATCCGAAAACTATCGCTGCTGCAATAGCTTTTCCCATTGAAATTCCACCTGCTGCTGGTGATACCCATGATAAATTTCCAGATCCATCAGTTTTTAAATATTGATCAGATGTACCAGTCGCTGCCGGCATTGTCAATGTGTATGAGCCTGATACTGTTGCATGTGATCTAACACCCACATAAGCAGAGTCATCAGTATCTCCTAATCTTAGTTCTTTTTGTGAGTTAATTGTTAATGCAGTTCCTGCTGTCCATGTTAAATCTGCATCGCCTCCAAAAGCTCCGGAATTATTAAATTGCACTTGTGTAGTTGAACCACCAGGAGACGAAGTAGTATCTACATCTATTTCATAAACACCTGTGTTAGTTGCTACACCGTCTACGTATATAATTTTCCAAGTTTTTTCAGAACTTGTCCAAGTTACTGTTGCACCTGAACCAGACACAGCTTTTAATTGAACTGTGTGTGAGCCTGATGTGCTATTTTTAATAAAGTAAAAAGTTTCTGTAAGAAGTGGAACTGTTACAACTCTGTTTCCAGATATCGATCCTGTAAGTTCTATAACTCTATGTTGAGCAGTACCTGTTAATGCACCGTCTGCTATTGTTAAAGCTGTTGGTGTTCCTGAATCAGTTACGGCTTGAGAATTATAGCCACCAGTTAATTGTTCAATAAGACTTAAATTAGCATTTGTTTTTGTTCCCCAGGTACCGGCATTTTCACCAGTTGCCATTAATTCAAGACCAAGATCCGTGTATGTTGAAGCCATAATTTTTTTCTCCTAAGCTACGTGAGTTACATCTGTATACGACGTATTTCCTGTCACGTCAACACCAGAATAACTTGCGCTATTTGTTTTATTGACATCACTATAACTTGTATTGCCTGTAATATCAACATCTCCATATCCTAATGGAGCCAATTCTCCAACTGCCGATGTTGCAGATTGACCAGTTAATCCTACTGTCATAGGTATACCTGTGATTTCACCAACGGCTGATGTAGCACTGACCCCGGTTAACGAAACCCCTATTTCTAATGTTAAAGATCCAACAGAAGACGTTGCTTGTTGACCTGTTGGAATTTGTGCGATTGCTGTTGTTAAAGAACCGACTGAAGACGTTACAACTTGACCTGTTGGTTGTTCAGTTATTGCATCAAGAATTATTCCACCAACTGCCGATGTTGAAGATTGACCTGTTAATCCTATTGACATTTCTGTAGGTGCAATAGCTCCTACACTTGTAGTAGCACTTTGACCTGTTGGTATAATAACTGATTCTAAAACTAAAGTAAGTGAACCAACTGCAGAAGTTGCTGATTGACCTGTTGGAAATACAAAATTTTGTATTGTAGATGTTAATGATCCTACACTAGATGTTGAACTCAATCCAGATGGTTGAACTAATTTATTAAATGAATCTCCATAAGGTTCTTCGCCCCAACCATTTCTACCCCAACCAACTAATGTACCAGCGTTATCAAAATCACCTACTTCGGATGTAGCATTTTGACCTGTTAAACTTATTACAGAAGTTAAATCTAAGGTAGGTGTACCCACACTCGCTGTTGATGATTGACCTGTTGGAACTACTGTTTGTGTATCAAATGTAGTTAAACTTCCATTTGCAGAAGTTGCTGATTGACCTGAAAGTTGTACTGCATAATCTACACCCCAACCAGAATTACCCCATTCTTGTCTACCCCAACCTTCTGTATTAAAAGATTCTAAAGAACCTACTGATGATGTTGCTGATTGTCCGGAAAGAAGTACTGTGACTGTATCGTCAGCCCACTCGTTTGATCCCCAAGTATTATTGCCCCAGGTTGATGCCATAAGGAGATCCTCCTTACGCTATACGAATAATTGCGTTGGATGCGTCTGCCGCTGGAAATTGAATTGTAAAAGTTCCGCTTGATA